TTATTCTGTATGGCCTTCTGCATATGCCTCAGGTGCTCTGGTTAAGTGTCGTAAAAAGGGTGCTAAGAACTGGGGAAGCTCCACCAAGAATGAAGAGTTTCTGGCTCTTCCTGAATTCTCCCAACTTCAAATTGAAGCCATGAGAAAGAATGGTATTGAAGTTGAAGTAGTTGATGAGGCTTGTTGGAAAACCCACGAACAACGTGGTATGAAGAAGAAAGGTGGGAAGATGGTTCCTAACTGTGTTCCCAAGGGCAGTGTCAAGAAAGAAGGATATGCACCTGGTGATGTAGACAAGAAGGTAGGTGCTGTCACTTCGATCCCTAAGGATGAACAAGAAAAAGCCAAGGCAAGACTTTTGGCTAAGGCTAAGATGAAGAGAGAGTTGGCTCAGAAGATCAAGGAAGATCGTGAGAAATTAGAGTCGATGGATGAGGCAACCTACCCTTCAGACTTTAAAAATCCTGATGGTTCTAAGAGATCTGTCGCCAAGAAAAAGGAAGACAGACCCGTTCAACACGATCAACCCACAAACGCTGGTCGTAGAAAAACTGTTGATGAAGAAAGAATTCCATCACAGAATGGCAATGTCTACATGGTTACCTTCTCTTGGAGAGGTAAGATGATGGCTATGAAGATCTTCTTCCCAGAAACAAGAAGACCATCAAGACAGGAAGTTGAAGCAGCTATGGATAAAGTTTATCCTGGTTGTAAGGTAAGACATTATGATGACTCTTACGTTGGTCAGGGAGATGGTTACCTGAACGTGGGAAAGTCTGATGTCTACGCTGAGTTTGATGAAGGTGCAGCGTGGACAAAAAAATCAGGTAAAAATCCTTCTGGTGGTTTGAATGAAAAAGGACGTAAGTCCTATGAAAAAGAGAACCCTGGTTCTGACCTTAAAGCACCATCAAAGAAAGTTGGTAACCCCAGAAGAAAATCATTCTGTGCAAGAATGAAAGGAATGAAATCGAAGTTGACTTCTAAGAAGACGGCTTCTGATCCTGATTCCAGAATAAATAAATCACTAAGAGCGTGGAACTGCTGATGTCATACCAAGAAGATAGAAAAGAAAACTATCCAAGTGTTGGTGACCAACTTGATATGATCTTTCAGGATCTCAAGAAGTATGGTCCCAACCTTAAGGATGGTGACTGGTACAAATCCATTCTTAAAGTGAAGATGGATTATCCAAAACCCGATGTTACTAAAGAATGAAAAGTTTTAAAGATTTTCTTTCAGAGAGTGTTACCATCAATGGTGACTTCAATGGTACTCTAACTTATGGGGGTGCTCCTGCACAACCTGTAGGTGAGGAGTTTGTTGCTGATATTGTTTATCAGGGCAACATCCACAGAATCACTATGGTAACAGAAACTGGTATTCCATCAAAGAATGAATTAGCAGAACATCTACAGGGTGAGTATCCTGGAGCTATTGTTCATAATATTTTTACAACGGAAGAAGGTAAGTATAAAGTAAAAGATGATAAAAGATATCATCCAGCAAAATTAGATTGGGTATGAAATGGCACAGTGGAATAAGATAAGTCAAGACTATCTCAATCAAGAGAGAAGTTTGTTTGAAGTTTTCATATGTTCAGATCAATTTGGAAACATTGGTGCATGTGGAGGGAACAATCAGTTTGAACTGAATGTCTCTGCAGGTATCATGACAGAGATGGCCAATGTCCATAAGTTTGGTTCTGTTGTTACCACTAATGCTGACTATGATACTGTATGGTCAGAAGGTGGTGCATATGAGTTTCCAGAAACTGCAGGAACTTTGACTGTAGTATCAGCATCTACACAAGATAATCCAACAGGGACAGGAACTTCAAGTATTGTTGTACAAGGTTTGGATGCAAACTATGATGAAATAGAAGAAAGAATTATATTGAATGGAACTACTGGTGTTGCGGGAACAACAAATTTCCTTAGAACACATAGAGCATATGCAAAAGATGGTAATACTAATGTAGGAAACATAACCATATCAATTGGTAGTACAGTGACATGTGCTATTGCTGCTGAAATGGGTCAATCACAGGTTGCTTTCTATACAGTACCAAGAGGAAAGAGTGGTTATCTTAAAAAATTAACTGCAACACAAAATAAAAATCAGGATAATAGTGTAAGACTATTCCAAAGACAAAATGGTGGATTGAATGGTCCTTTTAGGGTTGTGAGTGAAATTAACTTGTATGGAAGTAATATGATTATTCCATTCAGTTTTCCAATCTACTTACCAGAACAAACTGATTTGGAAGTGAGAACATATACAGGTTCAAATTGCACTGTGTCTGCAACTTTTGATATGTTGATTGTGGACAATAGTGTATTAGGTATTGGTACATGAGGTAATTATGGCAGCTGATCAACAGTATTTGGGGAATCCTAACCTTAAAAAGGCTAACACCCCGATTGAATTTACAGAAGACAACATTGCAGAATACATCAGGTGTAAACAAGACCCTGTATATTTTGCAAACAACTATATTAAGATTGTTACTCTTGACCATGGTCTGCAACCATTCAAGACATACGATTTCCAAGACAAGTTAATTACAAACTTCCACGAGAATAGATTTAATATCTGTAAGATGCCTCGTCAGACTGGTAAGTCTACGACTGTGGTATCTTATCTACTTCATTATGCTATCTTTAATGATAGTGTAAACATTGGTATTCTGGCTAACAAGGCATCAACAGCTAGAGAATTGTTAAGTAGATTGGCGACTGCATACGAGAACTTGCCTAAATGGATGCAACAAGGTATTCTTGTTTGGAACAAAGGTAACATTGAACTTGAAAATGGATCAAAGATACTGGCTGCTTCTACGTCTGCGAGTGCTGTCCGAGGCATGTCGTTTAACATTCTCTTCCTCGACGAATTTGCCTTCGTTCCGAACCATGTGGCAGATGCCTTCTTTGCCTCTGTTTATCCTACTATTACTTCTGGTAAGTCAACGAAAGTAATTATCGTTTCTACACCACATGGTATGAACCACTTCTACCGCATGTGGCATGATGCGGAGAAAGGTAAGAGTGAATATATTCCCACAGATGTCCACTGGTCTGAAGTGCCTGGTAGGGATGATGTCTGGAAAGAACAGACTATCAAGAACACATCAGAACAACAATTCAAGATTGAGTTTGAGTGTGAATTCCTTGGATCTGTTGATACTCTGATTGCACCTAGTAAACTCAAGACACTCGTCTATGATGACCCCATCATGAGAAATGCTGGGTTAGATGTTTATGAACAACCTCAGGATAAACATGATTATGCAGTAACTGTTGACGTTGCTCGTGGTGTTGGTGGAGACTATTCTGCATTTGTAGTTGTAGATATCACATCTTTCCCCCACAAAATGGTGGCAAAGTATAGGGATAATATGATCAAACCCATGTTGTTCCCCAATGTAATCTTTGAAGTTGCCAAATCATATAACGATGCATGGATTTTATGTGAAGTCAATGATGTAGGAGACCAGGTTGCATCTATCCTCAACTACGATCTCGAATATCCAAACCTACTTCAGTGTTCTATGAGAGGTAGAGCAGGACAGATTGTAGGACAAGGGTTCTCTGGAAACAAAACACAGTTGGGTGTGAAGATGTCCAAGACTGTGAAGAAGGTTGGTTCTCTCAACCTCAAGACTATGATTGAAGAAGACAAACTTATCTTCAATGACTATGAGGTTATCTCAGAACTCACTACCTTCATTCAGAAACACAACTCCTTTGAGGCAGAAGAAGGATGTAATGATGACCTGGCAATGTGTCTAGTCATCTATGCCTGGTTAGTTGCACAGGATTACTTCAAAGAACTGACTGATCAGGATGTTAGAAAGAGATTGTATCAGGAACAGAAAGAACAGATTGAGGCAGACATGGCACCATTTGGTTTCATCAGTGATGGACTTGATGATGAATCATTTGTGGCTGATGGGGATAGATGGACCAAGGCATCGGCAGGTGAGTATGGAGATACTATGGAAAATATGTCTTATATGTGGAACTCTTGGTAATGAACTTAGACGATCAGTTTGATGTCAACCATCTATTTCTTACGGAGAGAAAGTGCCGTTGTTGTGGTGAAACCAAAAATCTGATCGAAGGATTCTATAGAACAAGAAAGGATAAGGGACAAGTTGCCTCATCGTATTCTTATGAATGTAAGGAGTGCACGATCAAGAGGATACAGAACAGTAGGGAAAAATGATGTTCACGTCTTGTTCACGTCTCTGAAAACACTCGAAACAATAAATATTTTACAGATAAACTGAGAACTTTAGGGAGAGAAACATGGCGACTCCTCAATTATCTCCGGGCGTAATCGTCAGAGAGGTTGACTTAACAGTCGGTAGAGCCGAAAACGTTCTTGATAACATCGGTGCAATCGCTGGTCCTTTTCCTATCGGGCCCGTTGACGAACCATATCTTATCAGAACTCAACAGGAACTGTTGAATACTTTCGGTAAGCCACTGGGTACAGACAGACAGTATGAGTACTGGATGACTGCTAGTTCATTCTTGACTTATGGTGGTGTTCTGAAGGTTGTTAGAACCAGTGGTTCTACACTGAACAACGCTAACGCAGGTGTTAGCACAACTTCAGATTCAACACTCCTTATCAAGAATAAGGACGACTACGAATTAAACTACCAAGATTCGACAGACTTTACATACGCAACAAGAAACCCAGGAACCTGGGCAAACAACTTGAAAGTATGTTATATCGATAACGTAGCTGACCAAATCATTGGTATTTCTACAAACAATCTGACAAACGCAGGTGTCCAAGTTGGATACGCTGTAACAGTTTTCAAGGGAAGTATCACTCTTCCTGGAGATGGAGAGACAACCACTTTCTCTGGAAACCTTAAAGGTATTGTTACCGGTGTTAGAACTGACGCTGTAAACAGCAACAGTGAATTCGATGTCAAGATCCTCGAAAGAGTTGCACCTGACACGAATACTT